CTAATATTTTTACACAAAAAACTAATCAAGTTTTTAACGACAAGTTCAAAGGTTTTGAATATAACGTCGGTGATAAAAAATATAGATTTAATGTAAACAATGTTGATGAGATTAAAAATACTCAAAGCGATATAAGCAATTTTACCAAAAAGTTTTTGGATAAAAATTCTGCTTTAGTAGACGCTAAAGGTTATCATAAATCTCTATTTACAGCAATGAATGCAGACGCTGTCGCAAAACACTTTTATGAGCAAGGTAAGGCAGATGCTATGAAAAATAGTATTGCTAAGTCTAAAAACGTTGATATGAACCCAAGACAAAGTCATGGTACAATTGAAGCTGGTGGATTAAAAGTTAAAGTGCTAGGTGATAACTCTTCTGATTTTAAGTTTAAAATTAAAAATAATAAATAACAATTTAAAATTACAAAATTATGGCAATTACTGCAGGAGGTAATTTAAACAGCGTACCTGCTCCACAAAAGCAAACGTTAAGTTCAAATTACATAGATTTTACAAGTTCAACTACGAAAGGTTGGGCTCAACAATACCTGCCAGACTTGATTGAAGCAGAAGCTGAGGTTTTTGGACCTCGTACTATTTCTGGTTTCTTAGCTCAAGTTGGCGCAGAAGAGGCTATGACAGCTGATCAAGTTATTTGGTCTGAGCAGTCTAGGCTACATATATCAGTTAAAGGAACATTAAATACAGGGACATCAGTATTTACTGTAACTTCTGATATCGATGGAAACAATGCTTCATCTACTAACGTATTTACTTTAGCTAACCACGGTGTTAGATTAAATGATATTGTTTTAGTAGCTGTAGCTGGTAGAGTTTTAAGAGCTCACGTAACTAAAGTTGATGGTATAGCTATTACAGCTCAACCATATAGCGCTGAGAACTTTGATGACGATGCTTCAATCGCAACAGGCTCATCAACTGATGCAACTTTATTAGTTGTAGGTTCTGAATTTACAAAAGGTGTTAATGGTCAAGGTTCTTATGGATCAGGTACTGGTTCTGCTAGAACTGTAAAACCAACTCACGTATCATTCACTAACAAGCCAATCATAATGAAAGACGTTTATGAGATCTCAGGATCTGACGCTTCTCAAGTTGGTTGGGTAGAAATTTCAGGTGAAGCTGGTCAATCAGGTTACTTATGGTACTTAAAAGCAGAAGGTGAAACAAGATCTCGTTTTACTGATTACTTAGAGATGACAATGATGGAAGCTGAGAAAACAAACTCAAACTCTCACGTTGTTGATGCTGGTGGTACTAACGATACTGATTATGCTGCTTTAGGTGCAATATCTGGTACTGAAGGTTTATTTGCTGCTATCGAAGATAGAGGTAATGTAACTACTGGTGTAAGTGGTGTTAACGCTGCTACTGACTTAGCTGAGTTTGATGCTATATTAGCTGAGTTTGACTCTCAAGGTGCTATTGAAGAAAACATGCTATTTGTTAATAGAGCTACAAGTTTAGCTATTGACGATATGTTAGCTTCAATGAACTCTTACGGAGCTGGTGGTACATCTTACGGTGTGTTTAACAACTCTGAAGATATGGCGCTTAATTTAGGTTTCTCAGGTTTCCGAAGAGGTTCTTATGACTTCTACAAGTCTGACTTTAGATACTTAAATGACAAAGCTACAAGAGGTGGTATTAACGAAAGAGGTACTACAGATGCTATCAGAGGTGTTATTATACCTGCTGGTGTATCTACAGTTTATGACCAAACTTTAGGTTCTAACTTAAAAAGACCATTTTTACATGTTAGATTTAGAGCTTCACAAACTGATGACAGACGTATGAAAACTTGGACTACTGGTTCAGTT